TTGGGCGCTCAAAGCGGACGTTGTCGAACGCTTCTCGCAGTCCCTCGTCATGTCAAAGGGGCGGCCAACATCACCACAACAGGCAGTGGCGATGGCCCAGGAAGCCTATGAGGAAGCCAACCGTGTACTCGGCCGGGTGCGACCGCAGCCAGCCGCGACACGCCCCAGCCCATCCTCAAACGTCCATCATGCAAACGGCAACGGCAGTGCGGCCCCAGAGCCCAGGACCCTGATGGAGGCAGCCATCCTTGGGCTTCAACGAGGTGCGCAGCGCGTGCATTAGCCTGAAGGGCTAATCCAATGGCATTTACAGCTGGAGAAATCACCAACATCGCAAACGCCGCCTTAGACTTCTATTTTAACCGAGGCGATACCTTCAAACAGACCATCCAAGCCAAGCCGTTGCTCAACCAAGCGGAACGGACCGCTAAGTCTTTCCCGGGTGGCAAGGGCAATATCTCCCTGGCGATCAAGGGCGACTTTGGCGCTGGCGGCACCAACGACAGCGTTGTCGGCTACACCCACAACGACGCGGTGAACTTCTACACGCCCGCTAATATCCTGCGTGCGAACTACCCGTGGCGTGAGCACCATATCGGCCTGACCCTCACTCACACCGAGCTCAAGATCGACGGTATCAGTGTCACCGATGAAGAGGGTAATGGTGACAATTTGAGCCGTCACACCCAGCGCGAAATGACCGTCCTGGTTAACCTCCTGGAGGACAAGCTCAACGACTTTGGCGAGCAGTACGCCCGGTCGATGACCAAGCTCCTGTGGGGTGATGGCGTGGCCGATCCCAAGGCACTCGCCGGTATCCGGTCGATCATCCGCGACAACCCGGCAACCGGTGTGGTCGGCGGTATCGATGCCGCGTTGCACTCGTGGTGGCGCAACCGTGCCTACACGACAGCCGCGGGCGCTGCCGGCGGCAACGCGCCCATCACCTCGGCCGCGACGAATGGCGGCGCGCTCTTGCAGGTGCTTCAGCAAGAATACCGGCAGTTGATCCGCTATGGCGGCGACCCGACCGAGTTCCTGGCCGGGAGCGCATTTATTAATGCAATGGAAGTCGAGATGCGGGCCAACGGTGTCTACACCCAGCGCGGTTTCCGCGGGCCGCAAGACGGCTCAATCGGCGGGATGATGTTTAACGGCATCACCATCCAGTACGACCCCTGGCTCGACGACCTCGGCTACAGCAAGCGGGCCTATTGGTTTGATCCGCGGCATGTTTACTTGATGAAGATGGATGACGAATGGCGTCATCTGTTCACGCCGGCGAGACCCTACAACAGCTTTGTGATGTATAAATCACTCACCGCTACCGGTCAGATGGTGGCGCAGCAGCTGAACCAGTCCGGGGTCTACGATATCGCGTAAACGCAAAGGGAACCTATGGCCGACTTCCAACTTCTTAGCTGCCGCATTCAGCTGGCGGGATCAAAAGACAGCGTCGTCTATCGTGGCGCGGAGAGCCCGCTTACGTACCCTGAAGTCCTCATCGTGCAGTTTATGCACGGTGATGACGCGGTTACCGAGATCGCGGAAGTCGGCACCCTCAATATGTCGAACCTCGATCTTCTGCACCACTTGCAGCTGACCTATCCCAAGGAGGCGGTACAGCAATGTTTTCCGGGCGCCCGGCCTAATCTCACCGCCCGCAGCGACGAGTTCCCCAAGGCACGCGCGGTCTTGCTGGCGGCCCAGGACGCGCGGGACGCCAAGACGGCCAAGACGGCCGAGACCCCGGGGCCGGGCCCCAGTCTCGAAAACATGAATATCCCGGAGCCGACCCCCAAGGCAAAACCCCATCGCGACCGCACCGCCCACGCGGCCGATCGGGTGAGCCCGATCGCCGGCGGCCGGTTCGAGGAAGGCGACGATGCCGGGCCGTTTGCTTAGTGATCTGCTTAATGCGACCCGCATGGAAGCCGGGCACTCGACGTCCCCGGCGATGGGGGTCAACGACGTCGAGACGATCACTTACTTAATCAACCGTACTCAGAACGAACTGGCCTATTCCTACGATTGGCCAAACCTCCAGATCGACCGGGATATCGTGCTGGTCGCCAACCAGCGTTACTACCCGTACCCCGCAGACATGCCGTTCGAGCAAGTCAACGATATGTGGGTGCTGCTCAACAACGTTTGGAACGTCATCGAGTACGGGATCTACCCCGAGCACTTTGCCATCTGGAACTCGGACCTCGGCTTTATCTCGTGGCCGGTGCAGCGCTGGATGCATAACTACGATCAAAGCGAGTTCGAGTGCTGGCCGATCCCCTCGCAAACCGGCACGCTGCGGCTGCGTGGGCATCTTCTCATCCCCGAGCTCATCGCGATGGACGACACGTGCATCATGGACCCAACCATGATCGTGCTATTCACCGCGGCCGAGCTCCTGGCGCGCGAGAACGCCAAGGACGCGCCGATCAAGCTGCAAAAGGCCAACGCCTATCTGCATCGGCTCCAGACGCGCCAGACCGCTCACAAGCGCCGGCCCTTCGTAGTAGGGGGTGGCGGCACCGGCGACATGACGCAGCCGCGCATCGGTATCGACTACATCCCGCCCGGCTATGGCTCTGGCCCGGCGAGGCCGTAAATGCCGATCCTCCTGATCGAGGATTTTACTCACGGCCTCGATGTTCGCAAATCGCCGCTAACCGCGCCGCCGGGCAGCTTGCAGATGCTGCAAGACTGCGTCCTGACCAATGGCGCCGAGATCGAGCGGCGCAAGGCGTTTGTCGATGTCGGCCCGCTGCCGCCGGGGACGGTAGGGCTCTCGGCCTGGGACGGCCAGATCACGGTGTATTCGTCATCGTTGCCCGATGGCCCGCTATCGGTCCCCAACTGCCCGATCCCGGTCAACTGCAAACACGTCGATGTTTCGGTGCTGAGCGCCACATCGCTGGCCCGGATCGTCGATTACGACACCTGGGATAATTACCCGTTTATTATCGCGCAAGGCGATAACGGCTCTAATCGGCCGATGTGGCTTGGTCCAGCCGGCCAGGTCAACGTGCCTGTCGCCGGGCAATACTGCCGCACCCATCGCTCCAAACTCTATCTTGGTGACCAGGCCGATCTGCGGTTTTCCGATGTCGGCGACCCCGGCGCGTGGAGCGACCAGGACGTCAACGACCCCCGCGGAGCGGGCTTTATCTCGATGGCCCAGGACGATGCCGACGCCGAGTTTATCAACGGTCTGGAGATCTATTACGATCGCATGGCGGTCCTGTCGCGGCTGGTCACGCTAATCTGGTATCTCGATCCCGACCCGACCCAGAACAATCTCTTGCAGACCCTGCGTATCGGCACGATCTCCGGGCTCTCGGCGATCCAGTTTGGCACTGGCGACGTGATGTTTCTCTCCGATAGCGGCATTCGTTCGCTACGCGCGATGAACATCTCGATGGCCGCCTCGGTGATCGATGTCGGCTCACCGATCGATCCGATCGTGACCAACCACATCTTGACCAACCCGAGCGAGGCTTATGTCGCGCGGGCGGTGATCGAGCCGATCAATGGGCGCTATTGGCTAGCATTTGACAACACGATCTACGTCCTGTCGTATTTTCCCTCGTCGAAGGTCAGCGCCTGGTCGACCTTTGAGGTGCCGTTTCACATCGATTACATGGCGTCGACCAATAACCAGGTCTATCTGCGCAACGGCGACAATCTTTATCTTTACGGCGGCGCGAGCGGGCTGGTCTACGACGCGACCCCGGCGATTGTACGCACGCCGATGATGCACAACCAATCTCCCAGCATCTGGAAACGGATCTCGTCGATCGACCTGATGATCCAGGGATCGTGGGCCTTGGATATCGGGATGAACCCCGGCGCCCCCTTTACCTATGAACGCTGCGGGGTTTTCACGGGGGAGACCTTCTCGCTCCAGAAGATCAAGTTTGCCGGCTACGGCACCCATATCGGCTTGCAGCTGACGTCCCAGGACGCGACGGCGGGACGCATCGCCTCGATCTCGATCAATTACCAGGACGGCGAAGTCAAAGGCGGGGGCGGCTGATGGCGCAAACGCTTCGTCGTCTGGCACACCCGGGGGACGCGCCGCATCTGGCAATTACACTGAAGCGCTATATCACGAATATCGCGAACCAGGACTACGCGCCGCTTGGTTCTCCGGTGTTTACCGGCGACCCGCAAGCGCCGACGCCACCGCCCGGCGACAATGACACCAGTGTTGCGACGACAGCCTTTGTTCATACCGCGGTTGCCGCGATACCGGCCGGCCCCCCGGGTCCGGCCGGGCCACCGGGCCCGACAGGCCCTGCCAGCACGGTGCCGGGCCCGGCAGGGCCGGCAGGGCCGACAGGGCCAACAGGAGCAACGGGGCCGGCGGGTTCGGCCAATATGTCGGGAATGGTCGCCGGCCAGATCCCGATCGCCGCCTCGCCGACCTCCGTCGCGTCGAGCATTGCTGCCGGTCAGCTTCCCGCGACGACCACCAACGACAACGCCGCGGCGGGGCGTGTCGGGGAGTATGTCGAGAGCAACATTCCAATCGCGTCTGGGCTGACGGCGACGAGCGGCGCGATCCTGAATGTGACGAGTATTAGCCTGACGGCGGGCGACTGGGATGTGTGGGGCGTGGTGGCGGCAAATGGGTCTGGCGCCATCCTCGTCGACTTCCGCGGTGGCGTCGGGACGGTTTCGGGCGGTTTGCCGGACCAGTCGCGGTATGCGGCATGGCAGGGCTCTTGGACGACCCCGACAATCAGCCTGGTGGCTCCGCAACAGCGTCTGTCGCTCGCGAGCCCGACAACGATTTACCTGACGTCATTTCAGTTTTTTAGCACGGCGGCCTTAACGGTTGGCGGGACGCTCAGTGCGCGGCGGGCGCGATGACTGTCGCCCAGCACCGTCCGGTCGAGCGGGATGCGGTCGAGCACATTGTACGAAACCTGCGCCCGCGGGATCGCGAGGAAATCTTTGCCCTGCGCTGGGACGACGACGAGAAGAAGTTGGTCGACGAGGTCATGCTGTGGGCCGGCGCGATGACCTGGATCTGGTGGCGTGACGACGAGCCGATTTCGCTGCAAGGGGCCTGGCCGGTGCGCCCCGGCGTCTGGTCGTGTTGGGCCTTTGGCACCCACCGTTGGCCGCAAGTCGTGTTGGCGATGACAAAGCATTCCAGACGCTTTATTATCCCCGCACTCTTGCGCGCGCGGTTCCACCGCGCGGAAGCGGTCGCACTCGCAACGCACAGGGATAGCCGGCGCTGGATGGAGGCGCTAGGCGCCCGCGAAGAGGGGACCCGCCGCGGCCTTGGACGCCACGGCGAGGACTTCGTCTCCTACGTGTGGACCCCGCAGGATGTGCTTCGGTGGTGCGAGCCCAGGCCCGGATTACAGTGTGCCGATCGCGCAAGCGCAGATCCAGGCGCAGCAGCAGATCGCCAGCCAGAACGCCGACCTCCAGCAGAAGATCGCCGACCAGCAGAACCAACAGTCGCAAGAAGCGCTTGACTATCAAAAGTCCCAGGACGCCCAGCGTCAGCAAGAAGCCGTCACGACCGCCCAGGTCCAGGCGAATTATGACGGAAATCGTTCGCAGCTGGCCAACCAGTACACCAACTGGGTCAACCAGACCTTTGCGCCTTACAACGATGATTACTACAACCAGTACGCCAAAGACTATGCTGCGGCGCTGCAACCCGAGATCGACCGGCAGTACACCAACGCGCACGGCCAGATGGTCTTTGGCCTTGCCCGTAACGGGCAGCTGAACTCCCAGTCGCACGCCGATCTCCAGGGTTCGCTCGACCAGGCGCGGGGACGCGCGATGACCGACCTTGCCACCAATGCGTCCCAGGCCGCACAGGCCCTCAAGAGCCAGGTTGGCCAGACCCAGAACTCGCTTCTAACGCAGATCCTCTCGACGGGTGCCTTGGGGCAACCGGTGTCGCCAGCCACGCCTGAGGCCATGCAAGCCGCGATCGACAACACCAACCGATCCCTGCAAGACGTCTCGGTGACCGGTGCCGACCAGATCGCCAAGATCGGCCAGCTGCCGACCTCGTCGGCCATCGGCAATATCTTTGGCGGGGTCGGCACCGGGATCGGCAACTTCCTTCAGGGCAACCAAGCCTACAACGCCGCCCAAGTCGGTGGCGCCGGCGGTGCTGCCGGCGGCGGCGGCAAAGGCCCAACAGCGCCAGGGTTATAGGCCATGTGCACACCCCTCCTTGCTATCGCCGCTGTCAGCGCTGTCGCCACGGTCGGCGGCGCGATCATGTCGTCCCAGAGCCAGGCCAGCGTGGCCAACGCTCAGATGTCGGCGGCGCGGCAGACCCAGGTCGCGCAGAACACCGGTTTTATGCAGCGGCTGCAAGCGCAGTCCGATCAGCAGCAACGTGATTATGCGACCCAACAGTCCGCAATCCAGGCGCGCGCCGACGCGCAAAACCAGCTTGAGACATCGCAGAACCAGGCGACGGCCGACCGCGAAGCCCAGATTGCCTCGTCCAATGAGCAAGCCAAGACGATCGGTTCCCAAGCGCAACAGGCCATCGCCGACGCCACGTCCCGGATCAATCCCGCCCAGGCCCAGGCAGCACAGCAACAACAGATCGTGGCGATGGCCACGGCAGGGGGCGGGGGTGGTGCCGCGACAGGCCCCACTGCGGCCGCGCCGGCCGATGCCAGCGGCAACCCGGCGGGGGTCGCCGCCCCGACCAGCAACGAGACCGCCTCGGCGATCGCTACAAGACTGGCCCAGGCTGCGGCACAGACCCGCGACTATGCTGGCAAACGCGCCACAGTCGCGTCCTACGGGGCGCCGCTCGCCCAGATCGCCAACGTGACGCAAGGGCTCAATACCACGAGCTTGCCTCTCGCGGATCGCGAGCGGCAGATCCAAGCATCGCTGCCGGTCCAACTAGGGCCAAGCACGGTCGGCTATCAGACCGCAGGCAATTACTACAAGAGCTTGCTTGACGTCATTCAGGCGCGCACCCAGGGGCGCCTCAACGTCTCCGGCGCCATCGGCGCCGGCGACATCACCACCGCCGATTTGCAACAAGCCGACATCGGCAACGCTGCCCAGAACCAGGCTGCGGTGGCGGCCTGGAAAGCTGCCTCCGATCCGCTCCCCGGTATCCTCTCCGCGGTCGGCCAGGTCGGTTCGTATGGCTCCGGCTATCTCGGTGCCGGTAGCAGCCTTGGTCTCAACAACAGCTCTGGCAGCTTCTTGAACAGTATCAAGACCTGGGGCAACACACCCTTTGTGTAGCGAGATACCTAGATGCCGGTAAACGATCCTTTTGGGCCTTCAGTCTACGTCCCGGACCTCAACACCGGGGCCGGCTCGGCGTCCCAGGGCTGGGCCACAGGGATCTCTAACCTAGCCAAGGGGCTCTTTCCCGACCCCAATTCCTTGGCCGATGCGCGATACAAGAACACACAGACCCAGCTGCTCAACACGCAAGCTACCGCACGCAGCAATCTCGCGACGATCTTTGCCAACCCCAACGCTGCCGCCGACCCCAACAACCGGGCGCAGATCTACTCGTGGATGACGACGCTGCCGGCCGACGAGCAAAACGCCTGGCACAACAATCTGGCAGGGGTCATCCAGAACGTCCCCAGCATGACGCAAGCGCAACGCGATCAATATAATGCCGGGGCCGGCATGGTCCCGGCCGGGAACACACCGAGCGGTTTTAACGCTCAACTGCAAAACCAGGTCAACACGGCGACGATCGGGGCCAACGCGCAGCGCGACGTGGCGGGCATCAATCAAACAAACGAGAATTACCGCTGGGGCAACACACCGGCACCCGCTACCAGCAGTGGTCAAGGCAATGCTGGCCCGGCTGGCCCGGTACTGGCCACACCCAATCAAGTCAATGCCTCACCCCCCGGCACTTACATGCCGAACTATCAGAACCCCGCTGATACAGCGACGGTCCTGGGTGGCAGGGGCGCCCAGCAAGCGCCGCCATCGCATGGGGTATCGCCGCCGGCTGCAGCGACACAGCCTCAAACGGGGCCCCAGGGGGGCGCAGCGACAACGACCAATCCGGCGCCAACTAATCCTGACACACCGGCGGGCCAAGCCAGCACAAACCTGACAGCAGCGGGGCAGAGGGGTCAGCTGCCGACCAATCAGGCCAAAGAAAGTCTCGATATCGCGGTCGACCGCAAGGCTGCCGAAGCCTACGGCCAGCCCGGAGGGCTCGGCGGCATCTTTGGCCCGGGCAAGGCTGATGTAAGCAGTCCTAATCGGTATCGCCTTTCGGACGACTTGAAAGCACAGGTCACCAACCGAGCGAACCAGTTGATGCTCAGCCCGGCGAGCAAAGGCACGTTTGGCAGTGTCGATGCCGCGGTCAACCAGGCGTGGAGCGATGTTATCGAGCCGCTGAAAGCTGCCGGCAAACTCGACACCACCCGACATTTTATGGGCGGCGGCCAGCCGGAGATTTATCAGACGGGACCAGCAACGCCGACAACGCCGATGGCGCCGTCGACAACAGCACCGCCGGCGGCAGCGCCGCCGGCAGCGACCCCAGTGGCACCCTCGGGAACATCCGCGCTGCCGAAACCGGCGCCAGCGACCCCACCCGTAAGATACACCGCACCGGCACCCGCGGCGGCAAAGCCTGCGGCAGCAAAGCCGGCCGGCGCCGCCTCCAGCGGTGCTATCCAGCCGGGCGCTGTTTGGGGGAACCGTGTCTATACCAGTGGCGACCCCAACAACGCAGCGAACTGGGGCGTTGCCACCGCAGCACAAATCGCCACCGCCAGAAAGAACGGGAATTACCGGCAATGAAAACACCCAGGATCACCGTCCCCGGCGCCGCCCTTGGTGGCGTACCGTCGCCTCCGGGTTTGCCGGTCGCGCCGCGTCTTCCCGCCGAACCGATCATACGCAGCAAGCGCGTGCCCCGCCCCGCCGCGAAGAAACCGCTGCCGCGTCCTCCCCGCATGGGTAGGTGATGCCGCTCGACGACTTTACCTGGGGCGCTGGGACAGGCACCGCGGGGCGAGCGACAGGGCCGCCGACACCCTTAGTGCCAGGACGCGGCGGCGGCAGTGCCGGCCCCGGCGTCCTCTCGGGGGTCGACCCCGATCTGCACAGAGCAATGGCGTCGGCTTTTGCCACGGTCCTGCCGGCGGGTTTCCGCGCCGTGATGACATCGGGCGTGCGCGGTGGTGACCCTTCTTCGCAGCATTACACGGGCCACGCCGAGGACTGGCATATCTACGATAACAACGGCAACGATATATCCAACCGCGGCCCTGACGTCACGCGCCTCTATCGTAATGCCGCGGTGCAAGGGCTGCTCAATCTTCAATACATCAACCCGCAAAAGGCACAGCAATTCGGCTGGGGCAATTACTTTGAAACGGAGAAGGGCAGCGGCCAGCGCGATATCATGCACTATGATCTCGGGGGCGCCAGGGCTTCGCCCGGGTTTGGCGACGCCCAAGAGATCTATCGCGAAGCAGCCGCGGCCAAACAGAAATTCGCCACCACCCCGGTAGCGGCGCCAACCGCGCCGGCAACGCCGGAGCAGCCGGAGCAGCCGGAGCAGCAAGCGCCGCAATGGCCGACAACCAAGCCGTGGGAGACGCAGCAGCCGGTGCCCGCGCCGGCACCGGCACCGGCAATAGCGACAGCGCCGGCTACCGACCTCGGGCCGCAGACCGCGAGCGGCGGCGCTTATAGTGTGCCCCCGCCGCCCGGTCCACCACCCAAGCCCGGTGAGTACGCGCCACCGCAATGGCCGACGACCCCGCCTTGGCAGCAGCAAGAAAAACCGGCCGAGTTACCGTCGGCAGTGTCGCCAGCCCCGCCCGCTACGTCCCAGGACGCGGCCCCGCAGTGGCCCACGTCCCCGCCTTGGGAAAAACCAACCGAGGCAGCGGCGCCAGCGACGCCGCAGTGGCCTACGTCCCCGCCTTGGGAGACGCAGCCCACCCCGACTGCCGATACAACACCAACCCCGGGAACATCGGAGAAGCCCTCCCCCTGGACACCCTATCCGACTAAAGATGGTCGCTTCGCGGCTGAACCGGAGACGCCGGTTCCGTTGCCGACGCTACCGTCATTCGCGTCATTGCTGCCGCAACTACCGACCGGTCAAGAGATAGGGTCCGAGGCGTCGGCGGGAACAGCGGCACCGGGAGCGGAACAGCCGCAGCCGGCGCCACAGCCAGAAGTCACACCACCAGCAGCATTGCCGGTTCCTGCCGAGCTCGGGTCCGAGGCATCGATGGGGACGGCTGCACCGGGAGCGGTGCAACCGGCGCCGCAGCTGGTGCTACCAGAGGTGTCCGTCGTTTACCCGGCTCCTGCCGAGCTCGGTTCCGAGGCATCGATGGGAACCGCTGCACCGGGAGCGGTGCAGCCGCCGGCTGCACCGCTAGCACCACCGCAAGGGCCTTACCCGGTTCCCGCGGAGTTGGGTTCCGAGGCGTCGATGGGGACGGCAGCGCCGGGCGCGGTGCAGCCGCCAACGCCGCAAGCGCCTTATGCGGCTCCGGCCCCCGGCGAACTCGGCTCCGAGGCGTCGATGGGGACGGCAGCGCCGGGCGCGGAACAGCCCGACTACCAACCCACACCCTCGGCAGGCAATGCATTCGCTTACGCCGCCACGGGCAGCCTGGTGAGTTCGACCGGCCAACTGATCGCCGCCCCCGGGCACATGATTACCGGTGGTGCTGCTGGCCTTGTTGCTGGTTACCAGGCGCATATGCGCCAGCAGATCGCGGTCATGGACGCGATCGATGCCGGCCAAAACCCGCACATCGACAGCAACGATGCGGTGATGCAGAGTTTTGGCAACGATTACCGGGATGCGTCCGCGGATCAGCGCGCGGCTATTCGTCAACAAGCCCAGGCCGAAATCACCGCCCTGCCGCCGGTCAAAGAGACCGGGGTTTTCAAGGGGGCCCAAGCAGTCGGCGAAGCGATCGCTACCCCGGGCGATTGGCTCACCACGCAAGGCGAAAAGATCAAGCCGCCGCCGGGCTACGAGGACGCACTGTCGACGAAAGTCGGTCAGATGATCGGCACCCTGCCCGCGTATGTTATCGCGGCGACGACGACAGGTCTCCCGGGGCTTGTCGGCGTGGCGGGAATGCAAACCTACTCGCAAGCGTACCAGGAGAACACCAAGGCGGGTTACGCACCCGAGGATGCATCGGCCGACGCCGGCCTCAAGGCGATGGCCGCGGCCGGGATCATGACGGTCCCGATGGCTCGCTGGATGGCGGCGCTGACCCCGGTCGAGAAGCGCGTCTTCTTTGTCGCAGCCACCCGCATGGCGGCCGACGGGCTCTTTATGACGAGCGCGACGCAGGCCCAGCAATTCGTCAACAACGTCATCGACAAGGCCCGGCTAAATCCCGATCAATCGCTGACCGCCGGGCTGGGCGATCCCAAGGAGATGGTCGCTTCAACCTTGTTTGGCATGCTGCCGCACGGTGCCGGTCTTGCCCGTGCCGGCCAGCACGACCTTGCGGTAAACCGCTTTGAGGCTCAGCGTGACGCGGTGCTCAACGCGTGGCGTGACGCGGTTGCCAAGCGGCAACAGCAGGAACGCGAGGCGCCGGAACTACCCGCTCCGGCACCCGACGCCGAAAAGGTCAAGGCGGGGATCACCACGGTTCCCAACACCGACCAGGGTCAGACCCTGGTGCGGGCGACCGACAGCCTGGGCAATAGCTGGATCGGCCATTCCGGCGTCCTGGTCAACGAGGGGCACAATCCGACTGTCGACCAGCATTTCAAGGATGCCGAGCAGACCCAGCCGGTGCAGACCAACACCGATCTCAAAGCTACCAAGGCGATAGACGACCTGGTCACGTCGACCCATGTCGATGCCACGCAGGGCATCACCTGGACCGGGGCCTACGAAGGTGAAGCCCCCAAGGACGAGAACGGCGACCCGGTAAAAGACCAGAACGGCAATGCCCTAACCGGCCAGGTCATGGTCGTTGGGCACGACGCCGAGGGCCACGCGGTCGAGATCCCCGAGGAGCGGTATTCGGTTCTGGGGCAGTACGGGGACCTCAACCACGACACCTATCTGATGGCGCGTCCTGGCGAGAACCCGCTCGTCGCGGTGCGTGACCCGAACACGGGGTTTGTTTACGCCATCGCCCAAGGGCACCCGCCGGCGACCGAGCGGTTGCCCGATCACCTGTCGCTTGAAGAGCAGGATGCGCAGGGCAAGCCGGAGACGTTGACGTCGGCGGTGCGGGTAGGCGGGAAGCTCTACACCGGTGCTACGCACGGCGAAGCTTACGACCAAGCACTTCGCGAAAACGGCGGTGTCGACCCCGGCAGCAGCAAAGCCGACCGCAATCTGTTCGTTCGTGCCGATGGCTCAGTTGTGAGTTTTGAACAGGCTCAAGCCATACGAAAGGCAGAAGAGCAAGACACCGCGGGCGCGCGGGGACCGACGATCAGCAACGAGCCGGTTAAAGGCGAGGCCCCGATCGTGCGGTTTCGTCAGGATGCCGCGGCAATCGAGGCGACGTTGCCGCCTGTAGCGGATGGCTACACGCGGCTGTGGCGCGGCAATCGACCGGGAGAGATTGGCACTGCCCGGCAATTCACCAACGATTTGCCGGGTATCGCCCTGCCATTTCGCGAAGCTTACGGGCACGATATTTCTTATGTCGACGTCCCAACCACTGAACTGGCGCAACACGAGAACAAGGCTGGCGCGGCTCCCGGCGCCGAGTTTTCCTTACCGCCTGAACTAGCAGCACAAGCCAAGGGCGTGAATGTCGCGCCCGGCGGTCAGCCGCTTGCGGATCGCTTCCAACAGGCCGGCCGTGGTCGCGCGGCAATGAACATGCGCCGGCAGCCGAATATCGTGCCGCCCGACATTACCGACCGGCCCTCGCTCTACCGCCGGGCGTTTCGGGATTTGGGCTACGACCCCGACGTCATGGTCAACAAGCCGGTGCAGGATCAGATCGATGTTCTCAGCGCCGGCCTGAAGCGCATCTACGGGTTCAAGGACGTCGTCGTCGATCCCAAGGCGCAGCCGCAGAAGGTGATCGATACCCTCCTGGATGCGCACCACAATCTGCAATGGATGGCTCATGCGCTGGGTTATTCCGAGAAGGGGATGAGCCTCAACGGCGAGCTCACGCTGCGGCTTGAGCCCTTCAAGTCCGTCAGAAAAGATACGTATCTCGGCCTCTACGACCCCAACACCAAATCGATCCACATGCCGGATCGGTCGAACTCGTTTGCCCATGAATGGACCCACGCGCTCGATCACGCGCTGATGGACAAGCTGGCAAACAGCCCCGTCGCCCGCGGCAACTTGATGAGCTCGCGCACGCGGGAGGGCGCCCTCCAAACCCATGTCCGACCGGGCAGCCCCGAGGAAGCCTTTGCCCGGGTGATGAACGCGATCTTTCACGATCACGCGCTTGAAGCCGCCCGGGTTGCCGATCTCAACGCCAAGGCCGCGCAGGGTGGCAAGGCCGGGCAGGCGGCCGCGGCAGAGGCCGCGCGCATCGTCGCCGGTGCCAGGACGCATCAGACGATCGGCCCGACCGCGTTTCGTATGGGGGCGCAGTCGCGCTACCACGCGAGACCCGAGGAGTTGCTGGCGCGTGCACACGAAGCTTATGTTGCGCATCTGGTCGACGTGCTGGGCGCCGGCAACGAGTTCATCACCAAAGGCGACCGGGCCTATCTCGACCAAGCGACCCAGCGGTTTAACGATCTCTACCCGCACGGCCCCGACCGGGACGCGATCTTTAAGGCGTTTCAAGATCTCCATCAGGTCCTGCAACGCGACCAGATCCTGGGGCACGGCCCCCGGGCTAGTGTGCCCAGCGATCACGACATTCTCGATCCCATCCACTGGCGCAATCTGGCTGAGCCGCAGGCTAACCCGGCGCTGGCCGCAGGGCTGAAGAAGCCGATCGTCGCCTACACGTCGTGGCGGCAGCGGATGCTGGCCGGGCTGGAAACCACTGCCGCCCGGATGGGCGCAGAGAAGGTGCCGCGGTGGTCAAGGCAAGGCGTCCTGCACGGGGCGCTGACCCTCAAGGACGTCGTCACCCCCTATGCCTACTCGAACATGGGTCAGCTTGGCGTCTATCGCGAGCGCTACGAAAACCTGGGCAACCACGCTGCGGCCCGGGTTATCGGCAATGTCATGGACAAGCTCGGCTATCGCTACAGCGAGGGCCGATACCAGCCGACACCTTATGAGCGGCTGGCTAACCGGCTGGCCCAGAGCCATGTCAACAAGCTCGACGCGATCCTCCGCAATAACGGGATCGACACCGCGCGGATCAGCGCGCAGACCGACCGGCAGCTATGGGACGCGCTGCGGGGACGCGACACCGGTGCCGGGCCGATCCCGGCCAACGTGCAGCGTGCCGCCGGCGAGGTCCGCGCTCTCCTTGCCGACTTTTGGTATCAGATCGAGCGCAACGGTATCCCGGTCGGCATGCCGCGAGACGAGGGCTACGTCCCGATCTCCATCAACAATGAAAAGATCTTGGCTGATGGAAAACCGGCTCACGATACGATCAGCCGGGCGATGAGTGTCGATTTCGAGGTCAAGCAGCGCCAGCAGAACGGCGCCTTTATCCACGAAGCCTACAAGGATCTCACTCTCGACGGTAAGAACAACCTGCCCCAATCGATCAAAGACGGGATGACCAAGCTCGGTCAAGTCCAGGAGCAGATGCGCAACGAAACAGATCCGCAAAAGCTGGCGGATCTCGATCGACAGCAGCAACAACTCTTGCATACGCTGCACAATCCAATGCGCGATGCCTGGGCCAAGCAGCGTGCCGATGAGTGGGTCTATGGGCTAAACGACGTCCCATGGGGTTACAAGAACACTGGCGGCATTAGCCCCAGCAACCCTCTCAAGAACCGCGTCCTGTCGGCCGAAGCGAGGGATATTCTCGCCGAGGGCGGCTATATCCACACCACACCGAGTGAATTGCTGCCCTACTATTTCCACCGGGTATCACGCAAGATTGCCTTTAACCAGACCTTTGGCGCCAAAGGCGAAGTCCTCGATAAGGTCAAGAACGACCTGATGGCGGCGGGAGTGTCGCGCGAGGACCGGGTCGAGATCCAACGATCGATCGAGAGCTCGATCGGCATCCTCACCTCGAACGAGGTTTCGACCGGCCATCAATTCGCCACCTGGGCGCGCGGCCTCTATACGATCGGGTTGATGGGCCGCGCCGCCTGGTCGTCGGTGGCCGAACCGATGGTAGCGACGATGCAGACCGGCTCGTTCAAGGCTGGTTTTCACGGCTTTACGACGGCGACCCGCGCCTTGCTGGCCGACCTCAACCTGCTAAAACCCAACGAGCGGATCGAGCATCTGCGCGACATTGCCAATGTCCTGGGGGTGACGTCGACCCGGCTTAGCGAGGGGATGCTGACCGGGCGAAACGCCGGTTTGCTGGGCTCCCCCGGCCGACTGATGTCGAATGCCTACCGGCGATCGGGCCTCACCTACATCACCAATGCCAACAAGGTCGGCGCCATCGCCAGCGCGGATGCCGCCCTCAAGATCTGGGGCAAGCAGATCATCAACCAGCGGCGGGGGTCGCTGTTCGACCCGCACGGCGAATTGCGCGAGCTGGGCATCCCGAACAGCGAGCACGCCGACTTTGCCAAGTGGGTCACCAGCCGCGACGAGATGCCTTCGCTCGACGAGATGACGCAGACGCCGATGGGGCAGCGTTGGGCCGAGGCGGTTCAGCGCTTTGTCGAGAAGACGGTGATCGAGCCGATCGCCTCCGAGAAGGCGCGCGGGGCAAACTCCGCGCTGGGGCGATGGATCTACGGGCTGCAATCGTACAACTTCGGCTTTCAGCGGGCCGTGCTCAACCCGTTCTTTAACCGCTGGTTCACCACAATGGCCTATGAGCGCGGGCGGCTCGGCAAGGTCCAGGGCACGCTGAGCGGGACAGCGAAGTGGGCCGGCTACGCCGCCACCTCGCTTGCCGGGATGATGATGATCCAGCTTCCGACGACGATGCTGCGGCAGCTGCTGTTCGACACCGACCGCACCAACCAGTGGCTGGAGGATGGCAGCTATATCGAGAACATCATGGCGCTGGCGTTCTCGCGCATCGGTCTTGGCGGTGTCGCCGACCCCCTCATCAACGCGATCTCCCATGTCAGGTACGAGCACGAAATCTCGTCGCTGGCGCTGGGCGCCCAGGCCAACGTCTTTGCCGAGAGCTTGCAGGACATCATCGGTTGGGCTAGCGGCGGGGGCAGTGCTGAAACCAATATATCGGAATACCGCATGCTGCGCGGCCTCTACACCCTGATCGGCATGCCGGTTGCCGCCACCGCGGCGGCAGCGCTGCCGGGTGGTCCTCGTGCGTCCTACCTCCTGTCCCTCTTAGGACAATACGGGACGTCGATGACCGCATCGGACCAGTTCGCCCGGTCTATCGCCGGGCCAAAGGGCGAAAGCAGCAAGCCTCTGACCCGCGAGCAGCAACAACAGCGCTATTACCACCCGCAGCCAAAACAAAAACAGGGCAGCGAGGCCGGCGCCGGCTCGCTGGCGTCAGGGCTCTTGGGGATAGCCGACGATTTCGCTGTCCCCGCTTTGCGGGGTGTCGGGCAGTTCCTTGCTCGTCGGCTTTGAATAGACCGGATGTCCCAGGCTGTCATAAGCGATTGGCATGATTTGCTCGACCTTGTAATCGCCCATCGCGGCGATCGCCGCGTCGAGCGCGTCAAGGGCTGTCTTGAAATCTGCCATCGCGGCCTCGGCCTGAACACGGGCGCGATGAGCGCGGCTTGCCGCCAGCCGCACGGTGGCTTTCTCCGCACTCATAACGGCGACTTCGTACCGGTGCCCTTGGGCACCGTGCGGGGGTGCTCCGGCCCGACCGGCGAGCCCGTATTACGAATACGGGTTGCATCCCGGGGCAGGGCGCGAGTGATGTTTTGGGGCCGCGGCTTTGTGTCAAATGCGCCGGGGTAGGGGTCTTTGACGGTCTTTTTGGATGGCATCGGTCACCTCCTGTCGGCTAGTGTTGCATATTACACCAATGGACAAAACCCATTTTAGCCGCCCCGAATACGCCTCTGTTCTGCCCCCGTTTTGCCCCCGTTCACCATCGGCGCGCCATTTATGCGACACCCAAAAATGAGAACATCGCAAGACAAAAGTGTCTTTAGTTATGGAATATCAATAAAGTGCAAATTCGCACTCGACACGACACGACAAAAATCGGAGCGGGAATGGCGCATTTGTTGGAAGTAAACCGACAATGGATTTGCGATATACATCAATAGGTTACAGCCCAAAATATGCAACATGTAGCGTCCTAAATTAGGACGATTGTAGGAAGTGTCTTGCAAGACAAATTCTACAACCCAACTCTTTGATATTGCCGAATAATAGGTTTACCCACAGAGACCGCCAAAGCGTTTTGTTTGGACACAAGTGGACATTTTAGGGCTTAAACGAGGGGAGGAACTGACCGGTTTGGACCCGGCCAGTTTCCCCTTCGGGTCAAGCTGATCGTCTACCGAGGATGACCACTATCAAAACCGGAAGCCTACGACAAATCCCCTGTGCCATAATGAAAACGGCGCCGGGGATTAGCCCGGCGCCGCACTACAGGAGAGAAAACGATGGCTCGTACCCATCGCCGGCTCCTGCCGTGGATTATGGTGTTCTGGTCCGTCAGGATCAAGCTCATCATAGTTCGCCGGTAGGAACGGGGTCCAGCCCCTCCACAAGGCTGGGCCTCTCTCCCTATTTTCCATACCGTGTCACGACCCGCCCCTCGGCCCCGACCGGTAGACCCGGCGCCCAGGCCGGCGTCGTCTTCATCACTGTCAACATCGTTGACAGGTCCCACGCCGCACGAGCCGCGGGGCTCTCGACGATGAGCTCGTCGTGCACCGTCCCGACGATGTCAAGCTTGACCCAGAGCGTGCGCAGGCTATCCGTCAGTACGTCTCGGGCCACGGCCTGAGTGGCGTTCTCGACCAGCTTGCCGCCCCAGGTGCTGATCCGCTCCCAACGCCGGGTATACTGGTTGACCCCTTCGTAAACCAGCCGGAAGCGACCGCGGTCGGGGTCCCACAGGCGATCGATATATTGGTAGAAGAGCTCGCGGCCGGAGGGCAGATGCATCACCATCGCCTTGCGTCGGCGTTCGAGGCCGATGCGGCCCACGGTCTCGTGGTAGCCGTCGCGGCCGGTGGCGACTGCCATTGCCGCGGAGCCGAGCTCGTACCAGAACTGGACGATATTGGGGCTAGTGGCCCGCCACTCATCGACGATCGCAAGGGCGTGGTGCTCGGTAAGGGGGATCTGATAGGTCGCCGCGGTCTCGACGAACTTCGTCGAGCCCATGCCAAAGCCCAGCGCCAAGCGGATCACCTTGCCCAGCTGGCGGCTCGTTGACCGTACTCGGTTAGCGGTCCAGACATAGACGTCCTCGCCGCTAGCATAGACGTCGAGCACGTCCTGCTGACCGGCGAGCCAAGCGACGATGCGAGCCTCGATCTGCGACAGGTCGCCGACCGCAAAAAGGTTACCCGGTTCTGGGACGATGCAACCGCGCAAGCAGGAGGAGACCACCCCGAGAGGGGTATCCTCGAACAGCATGTTGAGCACGTCGGCAGGCTCGTCCTTGAGGATGAGGTCGATCGCCGCCGCGGTCGACTTGATCGTCGGCCGGGCGAGGTTCTGTAGTTGGATGCGCTGGCCGGAGTAGCGCCCGGTGCGGGACGCGCCGTAATAGCGCCATAGACCGCGGGCATAGCCGTCACTGGAAGTGGATCGCTTCATCGCGGCCAGCTTGGCGGTCGACGTCTTGGCGGCCTCGGCGCGGATCTCCAGGATGCGCTGGGCGACAGGGTCGAGAAACGGGTCGGTGTTCAGGATTTGTGCTACGGCGTCCTTATCCAGACCGGTGACTTTTAAGTCATGCTCGTCTGACAGAAACTGTTTTACCTTGGCAACCTGGTTGATCGATCGCAGCCGGCCGTTGGTGACGCGATTGAGTTCGCCGTTCAGCCGGTGGGTTTCGTTGTCGACAATCTTCTGCATGGCGTCGATTAGATCGACGTCCAGGAGGACGCCGCGCATGTTCATCGCGTGGTTGATGCGCCAGAGGTGGTGCTCCGTGGTGGGCAATGGGGGCAGTATGCGGTCGAGCTTGGCCTCGATCTCTACGTCCCGAACACAGTAGCGGCAGAGGGCATCGAACTTGGCCGGGGCATCCTCGTGCCACCAGCGTGGCGTCGGGTAGAGGCTGCGCGGGCGCATCAACTGCATCATCACGCGCCTGCCGGCGGCGTCTTTGCGCATGGAGGGGGGAAAGCGGAGCGCAAGGGCAACGTCGTCCAACGCCGCCGGCAGACCATGATACTGCGATCGGGCCATCGTGCACGACCATTGATGCGCCGCCGGGCAAGGGGGCCAGCCATAGCGTGCGGCCAGCACATGCCGCCAGATAGCGATCTCGAACGCCGCGTTGTGGGCGACCCAGGTAATGTCGGGGTGGGTGAGTCTGAAGGGTAGCGGTTGCCCCGGCCACCAGAGCTCGATCGGGTCGTCGTCAAACTGGTAGGCCAGGCACAGGACGCGCGTTGACGGGTCTTCGGCATAGGCGTCGACCCCGACCTTGGGGAGATCGGCCAGCGAGCCGGTCTCGATGTCGATCACGCAGCGGTGCAAAACTCACTCATCAACATAATCTTCCCAGTCAGTCGCGATGTCGTGCGCGAGGTCTTGGATGATCTCGTTCACTTCCACGAGCGGATCGCGGCCAACACTAAGCCGCACGATTTCTCTCTCACTGACCCGCTGCGCTATGCGCTCGCGCTCAGCCGCGACTGCCTCGGCTCGGACGGCAGCGATAATCTCCGCCAGCCACTGCTCATCCATTTCGTCAGGGTCGTCGGCGAGCAAGGCGCGTGCCCGATCCAAATCGCTAGTAGCGGCAGGGGGTTGCCGGACGGCGGTCATGTCAACAATTCCTGACCTTTAAGTGTCGGCACAAGACCGCGGCGGTTGTACGCGGCCCGTGCTTGACGACGAACAAAACCCAGACCCACCAGACGATGAACACAGCGGGTGACACTGGGTTGGGGGGCGTGGATCAGCCGGGCGATATCACCCACGGTAGGCGGCTCGGATGCCACCAGGACGCAGTGCATGATGATCGCCTCGCGCAGCGTCAACCCGCCGGCCGCGGGGGCCTTGAGGAGGCTCCGGCAGAGACCGGCGGGGAGGTCGGCGTAGGTTGGCGCGAAGAGATCGAGCATCGCCCGGATCACAACCCCGCCAGGAGGCGCCTGGCTTCTTTGATGAACCCCCAACGCTCGTGAGGGGTGTAGTAGGTCGCATTCCGCGATAGCTGCCCCTCGGCCTCCAGCTGCGCCCTGCGGTGATCGTTGATCGCCCGGTCGAGCAGCCAACATGCCTGGTGGATAACCTCGTCGTAGTCAGGCAGCGATGACGAGAGGCTGCCAGAACGGAATGTCGTCGGCTCCCGCTGTAGCGGGGGTGTTTCCGAAAGCGTCGGCATTGTCGTCATCCTCCTCGCTCGAACGATCCCAAGGCAGGGTGGCGCGGCCATCCAGCCGCGGCATGTTGCGACGGGTGATCTGCACCCCTTGCAGGCCAAAGCTGACACCGATATTGCCGCCCTGGTCATAGGCAAAGGCAGAGACCTGAAAGCGGGCACGCTGGCCCGGGAAGACGTCCCCGGCGACGGTGATCTCGTGGGTGTCGGGGCCGACGATCTTGACCGGTTGGCTCGACCAGGCCGCAATGAAGCTGCCGTTGGGGACGTCATAACCAGAGACGCCAGCCTTGTCGGCGCACTCGCGGAACGGCTTGCGCAGACGCGCCACAAAGCGCGGGTCCTTCATCTTGTCACCAAAGAAATCGACCGCGGCCTGGTTGGCGAGCTTGCGCAGCGCGAGATAGGCCGGATCCTTTTGGGTGACCTCATCAAAGATCAAGTTGGCCGAATAGCGCGGCTGGCCGCCCTCGACGACCGGGCGTGGCTTGAAGAAGTGCGGGTAGGAGAGAATACCGGTGGGGGTCTGGACAACATTAACCATCTGTCGGTTCCTCGGTTTACGGTTTCACGGGGGACGTTGATAAGGTGCTGCGCTTTTTCTTGCGCCGTAAGACTTTCTGTCTATCAAGCTCATGGCGCACAAACACGGGGTCCTTTCTGCACTCTCTGATGTATTTAAGCTGCGGATAGTCTTTCTTCATTTGTTGTTATCCGCGATCTCACCGGCACAACCGGCATAGCCGGCGCCGTCGATGTAATCGTCGATGTTATGGGCGCCGCTGTAGCGGCGGGCGATCTTGAGGGCTTCAAGCATATTGGCGACATCGAGGGCGTTGAGCCCGCGATGGCCATCCCGAACCGTTTTGGCAACAAGAATGGCGTTCCAAATGTGCGCGATGTTCTGAAGGTTGATCGCCTTGTCACCGTGAAGGGCGGCACGATCTCCCCTGACGAGCTCGCCAGCCTTGGCGCAGATCTTCGCGGCTTTCATGCCGCATCCTTCTCGTCGATCCGTTCAAACGGATCGATCAGTTGGGTCTGACGGTCCAGCTTCATGCCCGATGAGCGCGCCTCGATCAGCGGCTGAAGCTCGCGCCAGGAGCGGGTGCCGACATGCTTCTCCATCTGTGATGGAGAGCGCAGCTTGGGCTTCTCCCAGATATCGTTGGCACCATTCGACCGTAAGAGGGTTTCGACCTGGCTCTCGTCGATCCAGACGCGTCTGGGACGTGTCGGGACGAGACCCCAGCCGGGTACGGGCGTCCCATCCTCGATGCGTTGCTGAGCGAGCTCACGCACCCCCTGGATCCACACCTCCAACCGCTCGGCGTCGTCGAGGTAGTCACTAAGTTCGGCCGGGGTGGCGTCGGTGAGAGTATCGTCAGCGACCGGGCTAAAGGCTTTTTGCGCTGCGCGCAGCTTAGCCGCCTGCAAGGCCGGGCAGATCACCCGGCCGGGGCACCACCGGCAGTGGTCGCCCATGATGAGTTTGGCGTCGTCTTGTTGGGTAGCCGCCACGGCTGGTTTAAGTTCGGTTTCGACCCACAAGAGGATATCGATCACCGGCAGGACGTAGCTGCGCACCGCCTCACGGCCCGGGACGCGGGGCTGCACGACGATCATCTCGACCTCTAAGGCATCCTCCTGATAGACGTCCTCCAACAGGGCCAGGCCACCGGCCGCGTAGTAGAGCATTTGGAGATTATCCAAATGCGAGACGTAGACACCGGCGCCATTCTTGTAGTCGACGATGGTCAGTCGTCGCCGGCGACGGCTGTAGGCCAGGAGATCGCACGTCCCAAAGAGATCGACCGGTGTGGCGGCGGGATACCAATAGCTGGCTAGGTTCACTTGCTGCTCGGCCGCCCAGACGTCAGCCTCGGCAACGATCGGCTGCACGGTGTTGAGGTAGATCTCGACCGCTTCGACCATCTCCTGGTCAACGAGGATGGCGTGACCGTCGTGGTAGAGGGTCTGGCCGAGAAACTGGTCGATCGGACCGCCGTGGGTCAGCAAGTGCTCGCCAACGGTGTGGGCGACGGTGCCCTGTGCCGCCCAGCGGGACGAGCCCGCGGGGTCGGTCACGGCTTTCGCTACGCGAAAACTACCGGGGCACGTCATCCACCGGGACGCGGAGGACGCACCTAAAAGAGAGTGCGCAACCGCCATCAGAAGGGCCCGGTGTCAGCCGCGGGTGCTGCTGGCGGTAGTGCTGCGCCGTTAAGCTCGGCCCAGAGGGCTTTCGCCTGGTCATAGAGTTTGGCCAGCTTGGCGTCGGGGACCTCGGCGAAGCGTTTGACGTCATATTGCTTCTGGAGGTCGACCACCTTGCTGGCGCCGATCTTGTTGTGGCGATAGCACTGCTGGAGGAGATCGATGACCTTGGTGCGCAGATCGCCGGGATCGAGGTTTTCGACTTCCGGCTCGGCCTCCGGCGGCGCGGCAGCACCAGCTGCCGCGGCCTCACGACCACGGCGGCGACGGGTCGGTGTTGGCGGCTCGATCTCGGCAGTGTCGAGACCGTTACCGCCGGCAGTGCCAGCGGAGGTTTCGCTAATCTCCAGGTTAAAAAGACCACGTCCTATGCGACAGAAGTCTTCCTTGGCCTCGTCAAGGGTTTCACCGCCAAACGTGATATTTATCAAAGATTCCTCCCTGCCAAATGGGGGTTTTTGATTGGCGCGGGCTGAGCCCGGGCGGGGGAATTAAAAGTGCTCGAACAAATGGCTGAGTTCGCTGGCCTTTCTTCGATAGGCACGCATGATCCGGTGATCGAGCGAGCCAGGGACGTAAAGAAAGTGAATGGTGCAGGCGTTGGCCTGGCCAAGGCGGTGGATGCGCAAGGCGGCTTGATAGTTCTCGGCCGGAACCCAAGAGGTCTCGACAAAGACCGCGGTGTGCGCCGCGGTGAGGGTGATGGCCGTGCCGGCCGCCTGGATCTGACCGATTAGGATTTGGGTTCTGTTCACGTCCTGCTGAAAGCGGGTGATGGCTATTTCGCGGTCACGCTGGGACGTGGACCCGTCGATGACAACGGGGGCAAACTCACTGAGCTCGGCCGCCAGACCACGGATCACGCTGCGGTGATAGGCGAAAACCACCAGCTTGCGCTGGTGGGGCGCCATCTGGAGGAGGGTTTCCTCGCAGAATGCTGCGCTTGCAGCGATCTTGCTCTCACCAAGAGCGCGCCGCCCGGTCGCCAGTGCAGCTTCGTTGCGTTGGAGCCCTGCGATCAGCTGGTCATCATCATCATCATCGAGTGTGGCCGCGCCCAGAGGGAGAGGCAGGGTGTTCTCGGCATCGATCGGCGTATCGTAGAAGGCTAAGGGCGGCAGATCGGTCAGCACGTCCTCGCGTCGACGCCTGAAGACGTGGGGACGCAGCCGGTCACGGAGCTCGGGGATTGCGCTGATCTTCGATCCCGTAATCCGCCGGCCATAGACCGTGTCCTGGACGTTGCAAAAGCGGTTCTCGAACTCGAACACAGTTCTCACTGCCGCCGGCAGTGCCTCACGGAAAAGCGCTTTGAGATGGGGGTAGAGCTCTCCGGCATGGTTCGGGGCGGGTGTGCCCGACAGCAACCAGACCTTGTTGGTGGTTCCTGCCAGGGAACCGACCGGGGTGTCCAGCCGGCCGCCATAGACCGCATGGGTGCGGTTGCTGGCCCCCTTGAGATACTGACACTCATCGATGATAACGACGTCCCAGTCGAGTTTGGCGAGACGTCGGAGCCAGGGGTCGCTGGTGATCGAGAGGTTCGAGTAGGCGATCACCGTCCAGCCAGGTCTCGGGACCGGGCGGCGGATACTGGTGCCAGGTTGCACGACGAGCAACTCGGGGATCAAGATGTTGTCGGTGGGCCACCATTTAATAAGTTCGGCCGCCCAGATGATGCGGGCGATGGCCGGGCAGATCACCAGGACGTTTTGTGCTCCCGCGAGATAGGCCGCGCGGATGGCGATCGCGGTCTTTCCAAGACCGGGGTCGAGTACCAGGAACCGGTTCTTGTTGAGCGATGATGTGTTTAACAACCAATCGATCGCTTCGTGTTGGTAAACACGCAGCGCCGGGACGGCGGGGTTGGCGGCGGTGGTAGGTAGACCGCCGCTGGCACGAAGGGCCAGGGCTGCTGTCATTTGGTTGGCCGTGTTTGATACGACACCGCATGACAGCACTGCGACGGGATT